CTTGGCATCAAAAGCCAATACTATATCCAGAGAATTTCGCAAGTCTGCGCAGAACATTAATGTTTGTCGCAGCGGCGAAAACTCTTGGTATCAATTGTGGTCCTACCACCTTTCCCAATGTTGCTTGGTTTAACCAGATTGGCTCAGCTTCCTTATTGAGTTTATCAATGCGGAAGGCGTGCACACCATCCCATGGTGTGTCACCTAATTCGGTTCGGCCGTTCAACGTTTCAAGATACGTTGCGGTCCAACCAGCCACTGTGGGGATTATCTCATCTGAACGTAGCCCAGCAAGGGCAGCTACAAAACTGCCCATCTCCTTGTAAGGGATGGGGGCTATCAATGGATTCGCTCCAACCACGCTATACCATTTGGGGAAGTCAATAGCACTCTCAACTGTGTAATTTGCTAGTACGGCTGGACTCGTGGGAGCCCGGGGGGAGCAGAATTCAATGTGGTATTCAACCCACACTGATCCTGTTGAGCCCGCGGCTGTGCCCGTAATGTTAACACCAAATGCAGGCGTTGTCGCGCTGTCATCTTGGCCATTACTGGTTGTTAGCCACTTTTGTTTCATCGCTCGTGCAGTCGGGATGACTAGGGTGTGGTCCCTCCACACCGGTCCCATGCACTTTGGCGATAATGCAGTTCCTTGGTAAGACAGGATCACGTCGCGTGCGTCGTAATCCACGCCCATGAGGATCTCTCCGTTTGTCGTTGTGCCCACTGCTGCTTTGTAGGCATATTTCACGGGTCCTCGTAAGCGGTACATCTCGTACATGTTTGCTCTCGCGTCCAGGTGTGACAACCCGGTCGATCCCGGCAGAAATACGTGATGGGTGGTGCCCTCTGTCCCTACTGACCTCAGTAACTCGCGGTACTTCACTACCACGGTCCCGGGAGGGATAGCTGCCCGTCGCTGGGGCTTGGAGCTCCTCATCGCTTTTCTTGGCATCTTCAATTAATGTGAAGATTCTTGCTCTACTATCGGCGTCTCTTTCAAAGGATTCTTGCAGATCAAACGAAATGTTAAATGTTGTGTAAAAGCTACAACGTGCTTGAGCTGTTATCGGTATCTGTTCAATATTTTCAGTGGGTTGGAGGGCAGAGTATAGCTCAGTGTATACTGGCCCCAACATCGGTACTCCACGCCACTCATAGTAGTGCCGTCGAGCCTTCTCCAACCTGTCTTCACCATGAATGCTGAACCCATACCGTCTTATGTCGCGACATGGGTGTCTTACTCTTCTAGGTTCGCCTAGAGAATCAACAACATCATATCGCGAACAAAATGACCCTGCGTCATGCGATGTAATTATCTGCGGCTTCATTCCTGTCGCTGTTAGTATACCCAAGTTCAGGGAGTCACGTTCCTTATTTGTGACTGCTGCGATCATGTCGTCGCCCTCTACTAACAATGCTTCCCAGGGGATGCCGGCTGCTTTACACATGCAGGCAACTATGATACAGTTACCGATTGATGTGTTTACGTCGCCGCTCATACGTGATCCTTGCACCTGGTAGGTTACTCCATTGGCGGTTTTGCAGTTATTGTGAAGTTGTTTGTGCATTAACGCAGCTATTTCTTTCGGTAGCACCACATCGTACACTAGATGCTCAGTGGCTTCTAGTAATTGTTTGCTGCAGTGCCTGTCGAACCTCGTGAAGTCCAGTTCGACAATGTTACTAGCGCGTGTCTTTAGTTCGGCCACCTTTTTGGCTCGCTCTTCATCATTCAACTTCTTCACGAGAAAGTCTACTACCTGCAAGCAGCGCTCTTCGAGCGCTGCAACCCACGGCCCGGCGCGGGCTTTGTATGAGTCCTTTCGGGCTTGTATGGCCCTCGGGTCTTTGTCATCTTCTAATTGCTCAGTTTTAACAAACATTTCAACATTTGCGTTTAATGTATCGTATCTAGCTCTTGTTAACTCCTCCCTTCTTTTTGGTGGAAATCTTGACAACCAATCTTCGAATGCGAGTGGTGTTGTTATTTTCCCTATTTTACGTGCTAGTTCTTCGGCGGCACGTATTATTGAAACGTCAATCTTCGGTGTCATTTGGGCAGGTAGTGCCCGGTTGAAGACAGCGCAGATTTCATTTAACCAGTCGTTTGCCGGTATCCAGGTGTG